AGCGTTTAACGCATCTAGTTCGTTTTCGATCTTTTCGTGTAACCCTTCGAAGTTATAAAGAGCCTGCTCAAGAACTGTTGAAATTATTTTTTGTTCTTCAGGCTCTTTAAATATTTTATCTACCTCACTCTTTGGAATCTTGTTTAACTCAGTCATCAAGTTTCCAGAAGCATCAAAGAAAATCCTAAAACCGACAAGGTTCCCTTCCTGTTTATTACTAGCCATTGCGCGTTTCCATTTCAATACGAACAATGTCTAGCCCGTCAAGATAATCTTTAGATTCTATTAATAATTTTAGCTGCGACTCAATAGCCTCGTAGAAAGCATCGTGGTCGTGAAAAGCCATAGGATTACTAATAATAACCTCAACCGCCATTGCGTGTTTCTTTATGTCTGCTTCGTAATAACTTCTCATTGTCTTCAGTATTTGGTTTGGATTCAACATCTTTTTTATCCTTAAAAATTCTATCCCAGTTAGAGTCAAATTTGTTTTTGTTTACTTGGCGGGGGGACGAACCCTTCCCGCCGTGCCATGCACTCATACTATATCTCGCAGTTGTTACCAGTGCAAGCTAAAGTTTGTGAGCCTTCGGTCATATCACTCTCTTCTGTGATGTCCCAAGACATTTCAGTTGGGAAGTTAGCGGCCATTTCTGTATATTCTTCTTTACTGATAGGCTCATACGGTGCTTGTTGATACGTATGCTCAGAGTATGGTAAGAAAGAAATACCGCTAATCTTGTCAAACTTATTATATAGCCACTGGCCTACTTCAAGAAACTCTTCGTCACGATAATAACAAGTCATCGAAGGCTTATGTTCGCACCAAAAGTCTTGGTAGATTTCCCATAGTTCTAACTGCTCCATAGCACCCATCTCAGAGGCCACCACAGCCTTGTCAGGAGACTTAATCGGGAAACTAAATACCTTGGTACTGGGCGACATAACGTCGTCTTCTACGGGTATTCCTGAGGCTTCGAGGACGGTACAGAGTGGGTCTCTTGCATCTGCTCGAACTCGTCTAATGTATTGAGATGAATATCTAGGGTGGATTCCACTCGCACTATCAACAAGTTGACTAACAGTCCCGCTAGGCTTGACAGCAGTAATAGCGGTAGAAGGATTAATGCCAAGTTTTTTAGCCCACTCAGCATTAGTTTTAACTGCTTCTTCACGTAACTCTGTGAGCCATGTTTTAAGTACACCCTTATCTCTCCTTCCCGACAGCGTTAGATGATCCATAATACCTGTCAAGCTAACGCCTAACAAGGCCTCTTCTTCTGTGTTGTTCTGCCACACCTTCCTCAAGTATCTAAAGTTGGTAAGGGTAGCTTGTAAAGTTCCAAGGATAGTCGCAACACGTACTTTCCGTTTGAGGTCTGAGAGACTATCGGACGACCTGACAACAACCTCTGATAGATTACAGAATTGGTAGGGTCGAAGGATAATTTCGGAGCATGGATTAGTTCCAAAGTCATAGGTAGCATCTCGTCGCTCGTTTTTTGCAGCTTGTTTTTGACTTGCAACCCTAGAGAACATTCCTCGTTCCCCAGACCTTGACTCGTATAAACTTTTCCACTCATTTAAAAATGCCTCAAAATCTGGTTTCTCTGTGTAACATGCGCTGTTATTGGCTAGTCCTCGCTGAGGATTGTCTTGCCACCATTGGCCTGACTTAGCTCTTCGGATTCTGTCGTCAGTGAGATTAGATAAACTGATGAGAGCGCTTCGCCTGACTCCTCCCACGACGACGATCTGTGCAATCTTACAGCAGAGATCATGACATTCGATGGAGCTAAGTTTGCGTCCAGCAGCTTCCCGAAAGATCTCAGTGGTGAACTTAAACAAATCGACAAGAGGTTCTGGACCACTTGCTCTACCGCCGAATGTTTTAAGGGCTGCCCCTGCAGGTCGTACTCCAGATACGTCCCACTTTGGAAGTTGGCCCGAATAGAGCAGGCTAACAAGTTCCCTGTAAGCTTTAGCCCAGCCAATCTTACTATCGGCGACATGTATAACGGTGTCTGTGTCATGGAATTCTTCTGCTACCTCCGGTAGTTTGCTAATGTATTGGCGCTCGACACTAAAGCCTACTCCTGTGCCGCACATCAACACGTACATCATTTCATCAAAAGCTTTAGGATGGTCAATCGGCAAATAACTGCAATTGAATCCTGCTACATTGTCACGGTCCAGTGCTTCACCAGCAGTCATCAAAGCTCTCATGCTGGGCATCACGTTCATGTCGTGAATGTCTGCAAAGATACCGTTAGCGTCTTCTAGAGTAAGTTTGCCCTTCTCTACCCAAAAGTTTAAATACCTGTCTATTGTTTCTTCCCAAGTTTCACGTCGCTGTTCCTCTGGCAGGTAACGAGCGTACCGTGACTTATGGATGTACTGTTGATATAAGTCCATTACTCTTCCTTAAAGTTAATGTTTTGTTTCTTTCGTTTTGGGGGTGTCGCTCCTTTTTGCTTAAACTTTTTCTTGCGAAGAAATTTATTAGAGCGTTCTTGTTTCCTGTCGATCATAGTCCTTCTTCTTTATAGTCCTGATTGATCCATTCATCTGGCAGCGATTCTTCACTAAACCATCTGAATCCTTTTGAGCTTGCCCACTCTGCGTGAGATCTTTTAGTTCCGTCTGTGCGTCTTTTTGCTTGAGGCATTGGCGCATTAGGATCAGAAAACAAAAAGACTAGCTCGTAGTTTTCGGGCAGCGACTTATCTATCCAAACGTATTTGGTATATTCAGGCGCATCCCAGAAGCGTCCTTTGGCTTCAAGAAGTATTGTTTTACCGTCTATTTCTTTAACGAAGTCTGCATGATAAGTGTGTTCTACAACGTAGTCAACCTTTTTTGTGTGGATGTCCCACTCAGACAATGGGCCAGAATGTAGTTTATATTCCCAATGAGAGTCGTAGCCAACCGTTACGTCCTTTTCTCTGGGTCTAACAACTCTTTTTTTGCGGTATCCTTTTCGAATGTTTGGCGCTTTACTCAATGTACTATTGCTCCTCTGCGTTCTATTTCTAACTCTAGAGCAGCCTGAAGGTCGTATAGCGCTTCATCTTCTACAGTATTAACGTTATTACCACTTGTAAAGTGTGCAGCAAAACCAAGAATAATTATTTCAAGCGGGACTAAAAATCCCTGTTGATCATTTTCCATGTCTGCATCTCAGTTTTAATATCTTCTAGAGTGTATGTATTAATAGGTCTTTCAGGCTGTCGAGCAACCAAACCCTTTAGCTTTTTGCGCACCCACCGTGGAGAAAAGGTGCTAAGAAAAAACTTGCTGTTGGCTAAAACATGCGTCTGATCAGGGAGAAGTTCTTTGTAATTATCTAAAGTGATCTTCTTGGCTTCTTCTTCAGAGACTAATGTCTTTAGCCAATCAACAAGAATAGGTCCAACTTGTTTGTTGATTTGCTTTATTTTCTTTCTGTTCATAAAAGAATCTCTTCAACTCTTGGCTCTACCGCAACTTCAGTAAAGTATACGGGACCGTTAGAATATCTAAATGCTCTAAGTCCATCACCGTCATTTGCATCTGAGTAGCATTCAAACTTGTATGGACAGTATGCACAACCAGAAGGTAGTTTCATATTACCTTTTTTACCTTCAGGTATAGGAGCATAGCACCTTTCAGGTGGCGTGTCAACGGCAATTGCTGCCTTGACCTTTTCGATTTTTTCTTTTACGTTTGGCTTCTCTAGGTCGTCGGGCCGAAACAAACACAACTCGCCACTCTCTTTGTTGATAACAAGAAAGCCGCCTTCTTTTGTTTGTTCAGCAGTTTCATACCCAGACAACTGTGCAAGATACCCAAAGGGATCGTTGTTGACCAGTGAGCCATCTTTAAACTTATTGAAAGAAAACTTTGAAGCTGTTTTAACGTCTACAACTTGACCGTCTATCTTGCAGTCCATATGGCCCAGTATACCATCTACGTTCACTTCTTTTTGTTCTGAAGTAACTTTATGGCCTGCCATTCGGACTAACATCAAAACTATTTCTTCTAGGATATGTCCATAAAGAAACTTGATTTGTGTTGAGCCGCTAACGACATGAGGGTCTGAGGTGTTTTTGCTTTCGTACCACAGCTGTCGTAAAGGTCTTCCAATGTTAGACATCCGAAGTCTAAAACTGTTCTCAACTTCTCGTGGTTTTGACCAAGCAAGTATGCTTTCTTTCATACGCGAAAGAGTTAAGTCTAGTTCTTCTTCAGAAATATTTAATGCTTCTCCAGATGAAAGACCTTCGAGGCTAGAATAAATATCCTGAATAAGTGTGTCTAAAGTTTTCATTCTGATTCCACTTTAACTTGATTAATAACCTGACGGGCTTCTTCGACAGAACACTGAAACCATTCGCCTTGTTGGTTGAATTTAGCAGCAAGTATTTGATGTGCTTGAGACTCTGATGCTCGACGATCATTTACTTTACAAAAGAATTGTAGCTCATAATCACGAAAAGGGCTAGAGGTTTGATAACCTTTTAGTCTGTCCGTTGCATCTACAGCCATTCCGACCTTCACCCATCCTTTGAACGCAGGATTAGTAATAATATATACTTCACCTTCTTTTGAAGACTTGTAGTTTTCTAAAGAACTAAAAGCTGCTTCTTCAAAGCCTTTGTAGCGTCCCGGTTTATGTAAAGGATGTGTCATAGGAATATACTTACCATCTACCCACATCCTTTTTGGATTGTTTCTTTTGTGGGTTTCGATGTTTTCTAAGACTCTACAAACTTTACAATGACTTCTAAATGTTTCCTTGTATTTATGAAAACTATTTAAAGGTAGGGTTTCTTTGCACTTTGTACATTGTTTAGTCGCTTCTGCCACGTATAGTTCCTTAGTGTGTGTCTGCCCAGTTGTTTCCAACATTGTACTCTCCTGTTAGTTCACATTTCAAGTAAAAGTCTTTGCCAGCCTGTTCAATTGCGGCAACACCTAACTCACCTACTTTATCTGCTACGTCTTTGTGCGCTTCTATCTGCCATTCATCGTGGACGTTGGCAACAAAGTGTGCATCTAAGTCCTTGATACTTTCTTGCAGGTTGACCAGTGCTTGCTTCATAACAATAGCACCAGCACCTTGCAACAAAGTATTTAGTGCGGCGTGTTCAGAACGCACAAATAGTTTACGTTTATCTAGGCCTTTGAGGTAACCTCTTTTAGCCGCTCTTGATACTCTGTCTTTAAGAACTTTAAATGCAGGGAGATTATCGAAGAAAGATTGTCTAAGTCGTCCACCATCGTTTGCGTCTCCTCCAACCACTGACCCAAGCTTTGCATCTCCTGCTCCGTATAAGAGTGCATAGATGAAAGTTTTAGCCTGAGGTCTTGATTCAAGCCCTGCAGCCATTTGATTTGCTGTGTGTATATCTCCGTTGAGAAGTTCATAAGTAAAGTCCTCATCATCCATATAGTGGGCCAACATGCGTAACTCTAAGCCGCTGGCATCTATACCGACTAATCTGTAGTTATCTTCAACTGTCCAACATTCTCGACACTCTTTGCCGTAAGGACTGCTTGTACTTGGGACTTGTGCCATGTTGGGGCTGCTGTGTGTCATGCGCCCTGTTACTGCGCCGTTAGTATTTACAAAGCCGTGAATGCGTCCATCGTCTTCCATCTCTTTAAACCAAGAGTTTATCTGAGCAATGCGCTTTTGCAGCATCAAATACTCAGCGATGACAGCAGCCTCAGGTATATCTTTTATCTGCGATAATACTTTTTCA